TCTCTTATATCTTTCTTTGGTATAACAGGTGCTCTATCTGCTCCTCGTGTAATTGGTTCTCTTGTTTCTCTCTTTGGTTTAGGATTCGTCATACTTTCTATAAATTTTACTAACTCTGGAGATAGATCTTTAAATTTAATTTTATTTGTCCCAATATCTTTAAATTTAACTTTATTTTTTCCAAGGTCTTTAAATTTAACTCCTTTAACCTGTTTACCCTTCTTCATATGTTTAACACGTTCCATTTCAGACATCGTACCAGCACGAGCTTCTTCAGCAGGATATAGACCTTGGTGTGACATACCGACTTTACCACCACCAGCTTTCTTTTTAGCAGCAGCTTTCTTTTTAGCAGCAGCTTTTCTCATCCCCTCTGCTATAGCTTCTCCTCTTGACCACTTTTTATCCAAGTGTGCAGTAAATTCAGGACTATCAATATGATCTGTACCTGTTTGTTTACTCCAATCTCTACCAGATGGACGTTTCGGTGTCTTTTTAGCAGCCCCAGGAACTTTACCTGTAATTGCTGACTCAGCATGTTCCATTTTTAAATCATCAAGAAACTTATTTAGTGCTTTAAGAGCCTGTGATTTTTTTCCTACTGGCTTAGTCATTTTAATTCCCCTCTCTTGTATAAGTAGTATTATGATCTATGGGGAAACTTTCACCCTGTGGGTAGTCATAATCACAAATTGCATAAATAGGACCGTGAACGGCTGGACCCTTCTTAGCAGCCCCAAATCCCTGGCCTGTTGGTTTAGCCACAGGTAGTTTTGAATCTTTATATAGTGCTTCTTTAGTAGCCATTAGCTTTTCCTCCCCTTTTTAGACATTGCAGCCATTTTCTTTTTACCATACTTTTTGCGTCCAATCCAGGCTGCTAATGCTTTAGGATTTTTAACACCTTTATTTTTTAACTTTGAACTTAATTTTTTAAATCTACCACCTGAACCAAGTTTAGCTTTCTTTTTGCCAGGTCTTTTAATTTCCATACCAATATTAGCTCTACTAATAGCCATTAGGTTGATCCTCTAATCAGTGTATCAGGTCCACCAGCAGGGCTGGCATTAACAGCCATATCATCCTGTCTAGTCCTACGTGCCTGATTACGTAGTGCATTAATGTGATACTGATACTGTGTTTCCCACAATTGGGTAGCAGTTGAGTCTTTCATAAATAAAGATGCCTCTACCATACATGCAGTAAATAGAGAATCATAACAAAAATCTGTAAAGTAATTAGAAGTAGTTCCTGTAGAGGTAAGCGTAGTTGGCCTCACCACAGCCATAAATTCTCCATCATATGTAGAAGCTGGTGTAGGAGCAATTCGTATCTCAGTATTACCTCTATATGCATAATAAATCGGAGCACTCGTACTGGCACTTACAGGCCAGAAATCATTAACATATTCTATAGTACGCAATAACATATTCTTCCTTGACCCATCTTGAGTCATGGAGAAATTCCTAACGATACGACTACCACTAGGAATGGTAACAATAGCTGTGCCTGATGGGATCGCTATGGATGTATATACATTTAGACCATGATCATCTAAGTCAGTAGTTAGTTTATTTTCTGCCTTATTAACAATCTTTGGGAGTTGTGTCGCAAATTCTGTTGAGTCATTCTCTGTTGTATTTTTTACATCTGTGATCAAGTAATCATAATCAGGCATGATTAACCATAATAAATCATAACAGTAGAATGAGATGTAGGAGCAGATACCATAATCTTACCTAAGAATTTTACACCCTGCTCACCAAAATAAGTATCACGATTACCAGCAAACTTAATACGAGTCAAAGTCTTTTCAGTATTAACCGAAGTAAAAGTATCTGTGATATTACAAGTTCCAGTAACAGCAGCCGTAATACCAATAAGACGAGTACCTACTGCAATAACATCTCCCATTCCACCTGTAGCTGTAGTTGGAACAGTTGAGGTAGAATAATCTATAGGTTGTCCACTTCCAGTAACTGTTGCAGTCTTAATATTTGTAGCCATATTCTTCCCTTCAATCTAAGAAAGAGTAGAAGAGAGTTTTTACACTCTCTCCTATTCCTTTGGTATTAGCTACCTGCACTACCGAAATAACCACGCCAGTCAGAAAACCCAAAGCTATAACGCTCACGAGCCTTGAAGCGAAGGTTGCCAGTATCAAAATCAGGTTCCATCTTAGTTTGAAGCGGAACACGATTAAACATCTTGGCACCATTTGGTACATCAGTTTTAATGAAGTAGTCATTAGTGTTTGTAAACCTACGATTCACAAAGAACCCACCAGGAATCATACCCATATGACGAACAGCATTAATACTATTCTGAGCATAATTTCCATCACCAGTTCCACCAGCCGTAGTCGTACCAGGCGAGTGCAGAATTTGATCTGCCGTAGCCCAGAGATCAGGTGGGATATGAAGTGATTCAGCCGAAGCACCAATCAGAATATTCCGATCATCTTTGATCTTCTGGATACTCGTCAAGGCAGTTTCCAAAGCAGCTTCCGAAAGATCCGAAGCAGCCATTAGATTAGACTGATTTACCCCTGAAACCGTTGGGTGTGATGCACTAATAAACGCTACACCATCTCCACCAACCCAAGCAGCAGCAGTACTGAATCCATTATTAAAGACATCAGCACCCTTTACTTGTTTGGTATTTGCCATTGCACGAGCAAGACCACGAGCACGAAGTTTGGAGAACGTATCATAAAGATTGTCTTCCATAGCTTCTTCCGTGATTGCAAATGCGAGAGCAACCGTTTCGTTGGTGTAACGAGAAACGTAAGTTTCTTGTGCGGTATCGTAGCTGACTGCCGAACCTTCACCCTTTACAGGTGCAGTTCCGAAGCCAGTGAACATTACCTCTTCCTCGAAAGCACGATCAGAATTTTCACTTTCGTAAAGCGGTTCTAGTTCATTATTAACCTCCCCGTACTCAAGACCGAATACGGCATTAAGACCAGGAAGGAGTTCTTTGGCAATACTAGCTCTTGAAATAGCCATTTTCTATCCTCCCTTATTAAATTGGGCCAACAACACTAGCCGCTACATCAAACATATTCATTTCACTACGCAGTATTTTAACTGCCATAATAGGAAATGCGTTGTCTGCTGCAATAGCAATGTCGTTCCCAGGTACGTCTTTAACGCCAACGGCCTTTACTTGGGCAGTTGTCGCTACTCTAGTAGCAGCCTTCAATCCAAAACCAGAAATACCAGTAGCGGTACTTCCACTTCCAAGTGTAAGGTCAAAATTAAGATAGATATCTCCTGCCGTACATGAAGCATCTGCTCCAATATAGTACGTCATATCAGGATCTACCATTACCATTGCTTCAATATTACTAGCTGAAGTATTTGCTGGCCAATATTTCTTCCATGTTGGCACACCATCAGCTTCATAATATACACCTTGGAATACACCAACAGCGTAATCAGCAGCAGCACTTACTGGCTCAATATTTCCCAAGCTCACTTTTACAAGATCACCTGTAAACATATTACGGGCATCAGCAGATGCAATTGGCAACTTTTTGACACCAGTACTATTAGCACCAGAACCATATACACGTGCAGGATGAAGACCAGTTAGGGCTTTAGTATCCATTTAGTCTCTCCTTTACATAATCAAACCAAAAGACTTAGTCCTGAAATCTAGGACTCTTTCCTTTAGTCACGGTTGATTTACTATTATTAAAAATGGGCATTCTAGAATCAGAACTGTTCATTAATTGGCTGTTAACAGCATTCATTAAATCATCAGCCTTCTTTTCGAAATACTCCTTTCTCGCTATTGCACGACCTTCAGGCATTTTAGCAAGAGCTACATCACCCCTAACAACTGTACCTGCATAGCGACCTCCCTCTTTCACGATAGAGCTTACACTCAATTCTGGTACTTCATCTGGTGTTACGAACACCCATCCATCTCGTGTGCGTTTGCCTACATTTTGGTAGTCATCTGCACCACGAAGTTGGATTCGTATCCAACGTAGAACCATACCCTGATTTAGAAATCTTTCCTGCACCTCTTGAGGTATTGCAAGATAGTCTTCTTCCTCAAATGTATACTCCTCGTCTCTTGTTTGATTTTCCCTTACTTGAGAATTACGTGATTCTGTCCGTGCCATGATTATTATCCTCCACGCTTATTCATTACTACATTAGTATACTCGCCTTCTGCTTTATCAACTTTAAGCTTCTCTGCTGCATACACTTCAAGTGGTATCTGCCATTTATTTGCTAACCGAATATCTTCTTGGTTTAACTTAACCTTTCGATTACTGGCAGTGCTGGGTGAGCGTGACGTACCAGCTACTACTTGAGCAGGTGACGTTTCCTGCTGACGGGGTTGTGAATCAGTCGCTTTAGGTTCCTCTCCAAACTTATTAGGAAAAGTATCTTTAAGACGAGTATTCACTTCTTCATAAAAATCATCATCAGAAGGATCAAATCCCTCTGCTTTTAATTGTTTATCAATCTCTAAAGCACCGTAGGTCATAATCTGATCTTGACCAAACCAGTCATTTTCAGATGCCCACCGCATTGCTTTGGGATCAGGTTTAAAATCCTCTTGTTGCTGTTTAACAGTTTGTTGTTTTTCCTGTGTCTCTTCATAAGTTGTTAACGCATTCTTAGCTTCTTCAATACGTTGTTTTTCAAATTGGGCTTGATTTAATATTTCCTGTGATTTAAGTAATTGTTCCTTATCTCCACTATCAAATGCATTTAAATATGCAGCCCTAGCTAAATCAATCTTATCATTAACCTGTGTTTCACTAAGCGCAATATTCTGTTTAACATTGGAAGCAACTTCAGTATCTTTATGTTGTAGTCGTGTCTGAAGTTCATTATTATTGTGTATTAATTTTTCAATTTCTTCATCACGTTCCTTACGTTGACGAATCAATTTACGTATTCTTTTTTCTGCTCCCTTAGTTTCAATCCCATCTAATTCAGGATCACCATCTTTAACTTCAGGTTCTACTACAATAGGTTCTGGTTGGGCAGCAGCTTCAGCAGCTACTTTTTTTACATCTTCATCAGAAACCTCTACATTGATCCCTGCTTCTTCTGGAACCGTAATTTGATTCCAACTACCATCTTCACTTTCTTCTACTTCAATTTCTTTTTCTTCTGCCATAATATTCTCCGTTGTTGACGAATCAAACGTATTTACGTCTTATTATTAATATTATACACTATTACTAACCTAGTACGCAAGTTTTTTTTTAATGACTTAGATTAAATGTTGGATCTAAGTGCGTGGGGGAATCTACTCGCATTAGTATTTGGTCATCAAATAATAGTATAAATCGTTGACCTTGGTAGAATAATTTAGTTCCTGTATGTTTACCATAACATACATAGTCACCTTCTTTACACCACGGTCCTTTAGGAAACTTATTCTCATCCTGATAAGCTAAGTCTCCAACTATTATAACTTGAGCTACAGTAGTAAGATAAGCAATATCATCCTTTAGAGAATCAGGAATAAAGATACCACTCTTAGTTTTTTCCTTTACAGAAAAAGGTCTAACTAGGATATGAAATCCAGGTAGATGGGGTGGCTCAATTAATTCAGCATTCCCATCTACGGCATCAATCCATTCGTCATTCTTCATAGCATTAGCTAGTAAGGGTTGTCTCATTTAAAAATCCTCTTCATCATCTGCATGGTGTCTGCGTTTAATTATATCAGTTAATTGTTGACGTGACCATTCTATACTACTAATAGAACCAACTAATTGTCTATAGTGTGCATAGTCTTCCATACTTCCAGATGCTAGAGTATTTTTTAGTGTCTCTATTTCTTTATTATATGTAGTAATTACTTCATCCCAAATATCCATCAGGACATTATCGCCCAGATAGAAATTCCTAAAGCAATTAAACTAATCCACATAGCTTTACATGAAGTTCCACACTGGCAATGTCCAGCTTTAGGTATAAAACACTTTATCCATTCTTGCATTGTTATCTCCTATGATAAACTTGGACCTTTTGTTTCACGAGTACTCTTTATTGGATTTGGAATATCATAGGTATCAGATGGAAATTCTTCTGTAATACCTGTCTTAGCTCTGACACTCCATTTAGATGAAGCAACATCATCCCAATCGCCAACAGAGCGACTAGTATTATTATTACCCCATACACCTTTATTCATTGATTTACTCATTTGTTTACTCCTCTCCTTCTAGTCTTTCATCTCTATGTGTTTTAATATTATCTAGTTCTATATCACGAGAAGTTTTACCTTCCTCTTTTGCAAAGTCAGCTTCTATTTCGGCTAGTTTAAGATCACGCTTAGTATCATCAACCATTTCCTGTTCAGCCTTCTTAGCTAATAATTCTACTGCTTGCATACTTTCTTTTGCAACACGATCCTTCTCTTTCTCTTCAGCCTTCATAATGGCAGATGCACCATCCTTATAAGCCTGAACTTTAAGTTGGTCTTCCTTTAGATTAAGTTCTCTATTCTTCAGAGCCATCTCAGCACTATCCTTCATAGTATCTGCACTTAACTTTTCTTTCTCTAACATTAGTTGACTCTGTTGTAGTTGGATAGTTTGCTGTTCAACAGACTGACCCATTCCCTGTGCAGCCATCTGATTAGCTTGCATGACTTGTTGTGCAGCTTGAGCCATTGCCTGTTCTATAACACCAGGATCTTGAGCACCCTGTGCTAACTGTTGTGTCATACCACTCATCTGTTCCTGATATTTCATTACTGAATGTTCCTGAATATTAGCCTGAATTATAGGAGCAATACGTTCCATAATAGGATTGGCCCCATTAGCAGGATCTTGTAGATAAGCCATCTTTACTTGTATATGTGCATCGTGATCCTGCCCTGGGAAAGCTGCGATGGGTAATCCCTTAGTTGCAGCCATTATATCTGATACAGGATCAAGTTTCTGTGGTTGTTGTTTAGGTGGTAATATCTCCTCTACATTTGGCATATTAGCTGAGTTAAGAATAGTTCTATTTAAGGCTTCTAAGTTGAACATACCAGGAGGCGAGTTCTGGGCAAGTTGGAGTGCCATCTGTCCCATCATCATCCTATGTGCATTTGAAGGAATGTTTGGATCACTAACAGGTAGGACATCTACACGACCATCAAAGTCTTTCCTAAATATCTGCTGATCAGCATTAGGAATCTCATAAGGATACTTAGATGGTAGATACTCATAGTCAATTGAGGCTAACAGTCTAAACTCATCTTTCTGAGATTTGTGTAGTCTCTTGTGGACTGCACTAAAGAACTTACTTGAGGCTTCAAGTAGAGCCATTGTTGTACCAACAGGACCATAAGAAGCATTGTCAGAAATAATTTGTTCTGAACTATCAGCAAACTTCTGTCCTGTTGCTGCTACAAACTGAAGCATCTGGTAGAGAGTTGAGGAAGGCTCCTTATATGGCAAGGGAACAATAGCCTTTGAGAGATCAATACCAGTTGATTCAACTTCCTTAAATTCACCAGGAGCAATAGGATCGTTGTCACCAACCACCCTTACACCCTTTGCTTTAAAACCTCCTGGTAAGTTCGCAAATTGACCTGCATCTACTAAGGCTCTCATTGCTGCTGTGGCAGTCATCGTGAGATTCCCTAAGAAATGTATTAGGCCAAATCCATAGAAACCAAACCCTGGTACGAATCTGTAATGTGTAAAGTGTAATTTCTTTTCTCTATTCGGATCGTCTTGGTTGTAGTTTCTACGAATACTTAGTACCTTTTTAGATCTTTCTTCTACCGTAACAATGTAGGGTAATGCCACACCATCAGGATCATTATATGGTTCAGGAAGATCAAGGTAACAGTGTTGTTCCAGTAAAAGATATTGTGGATCATTATCACTGGATGGAGAGAAGCCTAAGATAGTATTCATCTTCTCTTCCATTGCACTCTGTTCTGGAATACCAGCTTGGGGTAAATCTATTTCATTATAGATCCCAGCGGCTATATCCCTTTTAAGATCATTAGGACTACGATAGATAACATGAGTGTACCTATCAGCCCTCCGTAAATCACTAGCGTAAAAGGAAACATAAAACTGATCAATTGGAATAAATTCCGAAACAGGGCGTTTAAGATTTGCATCATAGTAAATCTTTTTAAAGGCTGATCCAATTAATGGTAGATGAAACAGCATACGTTCAAACTCGTCAAAGTATTCTGTCATCTGCTCTGTTAATTGATAATTCATAAAGTCTTTAACACGATTAGCTTGCATCTCTCTGTCAGGAGTTTGCTTACCTATAATCTGTGTCTTGACAGGTCCAGAAGCAGGAAAGAGTTCCTGTGAGGCTTTAGATTGAAACTTAACGGTAGACTCAATTAGTAGTGGATGTACAGCCGTACATGCACCCTCAAATGGTTCAGTAGCATCCTGAAGTTTTAATCCAAGAAGATCGAAGCCCCTCTCAAACATATCCTCCCACTCACCACGAGATTCCTTATCACTCTGATAATTATCATATACCTGAGTAGCAATATCATCTAGGTCTGAGTCATCCATGTCTCCACAGATATCATCGTACCACTCACCTAGACCTATAGCATCTTCTTCTACTACAGTTTCTTCAGAACCAAAATCTACTATAACCCCACCTTCACCATCCTCTTCAATAGATGTAGTACTCTCTTCCTCTACACCAATATCCATTGGAACCACATTGGCTTTCATTAGATCATAGGGGTTCTTTTCAACAGCCATTAATATATTCCTCTCGCTTCAGGGTAAGGGTTACGTGCTACCATACCACCCTTATTTTTTTTCTGTATTATATCACTTAGTTTTGGTAAATCGGAAACACCTGCTTTTTTATTAATTTTTTTTACTTCTTTATCTGATAAAATTCTATTAATTTTCATATCGCCACTAATTATCCAATTACCTGTCATATTCGGATTAGTTTTATATCTATAATGACCTCCCAAAGGAACTTGATCAGTTATATGTGCAGTTTTTACTTGAATACCTTTTCCACTTTTTAAAGGTGTAGCTCTACTATTAGCTATACTTTGCCAATCTACATCATCAGCCATTTCTACTTCAGCCCATACTTGATTATTAGGTCTAACATTTGGTTTTTTAATTGTTTTATCTTTTACTAATTTTTTTAAATCCCACTTATCTCCAATATGAGTAGCTATAGGTAGATCACCACCATGAAATCCAGGTCTATAAGCTAATTCTCCTAATGATGATTTAACTTTACCTGATCCAGATTGGATTCCCTCCTCTGCTTTTATCCATTTATTTAGTGGCATTGGTAGATTATTATCTCCCCACTTAACAAATAAAGGAAATAATTCTTTAGTTTTTGGATGAACTTTAAATAACTTATAAGCCTTTATTGTTTTTTTAGGAGGAGTTATAGAAGGAACTATATTAATACTTTTACTTTCCCCAATTTCATCTACTATCTTTTCAATACCTTTAGGAGTTGAAATATTTTCCATTACTGTTTCTGAGGTATCCTCTATAACCTCTGTAGGTCTAGCTTGTCGTACAGTACGAGGCATAGCTCTAGGTGCTGCTTTTGGTGCAGCTTTCATAGCCATCTTTAGTAATGCACTTAAACCTGCCATACAATATCCTCCACTTTATACCATTATACACTTAAAAGTTCCAGTAGGCAACTCTTTTTTTATGACTAGGTTCATCTTCCCACTCAGGATCATCAGGATGTAGCAAGTTCCATGAGTCTTTCATGTAGTGAACAGCCATTGTCATAGCATCTACCTGATCATCATGAGCAGCATTAGGGAAAGTAATTAACTCATCAACCAGTTCTTCAGCCCACTTTCTACCCTGTGGAAACCAGACACGTCCAGCCTCTAGTGAAGGAGTAGCAGCATATACTCTAGCAATCTTATCTCTATCTGGTAGATAGTCTAGTACAGGTAAGCCACTTCTACGCATATCCTGTAGTAGTGACTGACCACTAGCCTTCTTTTCAATAATACAAACATCAGGTTTATGTTCATCATAAGACATCTGAGCCATACGTCTTAGTTCTGGATACTCATACCTTCCACGTAGATTACCCAGTAAGATTAATTGAGCCTCATTTGTTTCCATCCCACTATGACTTTGTTCTGGTGCATAGAATATACCCCAGGTTTGGATTACACTGTAGTCAGCCGTAGTCTTAGTAGAAAAGGCTGTATCATATGTTTGAATAATAAATTCACATGGGGGTGGATCTTCATGAGGCCACCACTCAATCCATCTCTTCTTAATAAGACCACCCTCTTCTGGTGTGGGGTTCTGCATATACAGTGACTCCCAATACTTTGTACCGTTGGTAGCCTTTATTTCCTCCTCGTCTATTTTTAAAATCTCTTCTGGCTTCCACTCAGGAAAGTAGGAAGACCCAACAGGTAAGTCTAAGAGTTCTGAAGTTTCTTCATCTACCCATGCAGGTATCTTTATAACTTCCCAGGGAATAGTTCCGTAGTCATGCATCTCACGTTCCTGTTTTAATAGCCAACCACACAGGTCATCGTGGTGATACCTAGTATTAATAATAACAATGGAACCATTAGGCATGATACGAGTACGTAGACCAGAAGGCCACCACTCTTTTACATATCGTCTACCTGCCGAACTAAAGGAATCCTCTTCAGACATCACATCATCCAGTATAGCTATGTGAGCACCACGACCAGCTATCTGTGACCTCACACCAGCAGCATAGTATGATCCCTTCTGATTAGTCTGCCACTTACCAGCAGCACGTACATCCTGTCGTAGCTTAACATCTGTAAATATCTCTTGGAATGTCTCACTATTAACTAAATCTCTTACAGATCTGCCAAAGTCAGAAGACAATTGATCACTATGTGATACTGTAAGTATCTCATGGTTAGGGTTTTGTCCAATATACCATGCAGGAAACAACTTAGAACAGATAACAGACTTGGAACTACGTGGTGGTAGGAAGACCATCAGCCTCTTTAGATCACCATCCTGTATTTCCTGTAGCTTATTGGATATAACTTCAATATGTCTACCCATCTCCCAGTCAGATACTAGAGTAGGAGCCATTAACTTAACAAAAGATAGGAAGTTAATATGAGCCTTAGACTGTTTATAGGTGTTTAGTGAATGACGTAGAGACAGTAAGCCCTCTATCTGGTCATAATTAATTGATATGTTTTCTTCTGTGTTCATTCTCTATATGATCCTCTAAAAATAACTCTCTGAGATCCCCTAGTGTACTTATTATATGGGTAACATAGTCTCTTACCATATCTCCTTTACGTCCATGTCTTAAAGATGCAGGAGATACTGCAACTCCACTGGTAATCTCTTGCATAATATTAGATATTACCTTACAACAGGAGAGAGAATCTAAAGATATAAAATTATTCTTTAGTGTTCCCTCCTCTAAGTCCATTAATTTCTCCATTTCTCGTAGAGAACTCTCATTTGATTCATCCATATACATCCTCCTCACTTTTTCTGATGATATATACTATAATAACATACTTTTCTGGGGTTGCATACTAGCGAAAAGTATGCTATAATGTCTATATAGTCTGGGGGGTAGTATGATATCTACCTCCCTCTTTTTATATCTCAATATACGGCCCCTAAAAGTTAATATATAGACTAGACCCCTAGTTTTTTGGTAAATATATGTCACCCCTATATATATATTATACCACACCCCACGTTTTTCCCACCCCCCGTCTCTACTATTATACATCATTCTTTTAATTCTGTCAAGAACTATCTTTTTATCTTGTAGAATCAAAGGGTTAGCCTGTCTAGCCCCCATAAAACCTTCCCCCAAACCTATATAATAACTACAAAGCTCTGTATTGTTAGGGGAAGGTTGTCTTTATAATACGTTTATCCCCATTAGCAGACAATCCAGATACTATCTAACCTATTGATATCCTTAGTCTTTTATCTTTTACTTGACATTGTTATGCTTTACGTATTATGATTACATTAATCAAGACAAAGTGTTTTGATGATTACATGAAAGGCTACACATTATGACATACATTAAAGTATTGGATCACAGTCGTTATGGTATTAGTGGTATACCCCCACTTCCTAGAGGCCATTGCATGGTTAAAGGTTATAATTGTAATGACAATAAAACTGTTGTTGATTATGCTTTAAGGAAAGCATATAATGCTGATAGGTCAAAACAACCTAAAAAGGTAATGAAACAACGTAAATTAAATATCATGTATCAAATACTGAAAGGTATTAAATAATGAATTTAAAAGAGCACCTAGCACTAGACTTGCAAAACCAGCATCCAAACCGCAACAAAAGAAATAGCTTGAAAGGTATTGTAAATCGTGGTACGTTTAATGATGCATATGAGATTTGTGCATTTTACAAGGCTACAGCGATGAAAGGCGTAGACTTTAAAATGATGGTGGGCGATAAGCCCAAGCCTAAACATTGTTATTGGTAGAAAGGATATTAAAATGAAAACACTTAATGAAATTAGGTATTACCTAACTGGTAAAAATGAAGGCAAGCAGGTAGTAGAAAACTATTACCTTGACAATAACAGGATAACAGAGCAATATTGGCAACAGGTAGCAATTCGCAATAGGAGCGATAATTGGGATTACGTTGTACTATTTGTAATTGATCCTAATAATGTTGGTAGAATTTATAATGAAGTAGGAGAAAAAATCTAATGTATGTATCAAATATGATAAGCAATAGTGGCAACAAGGTTCCCAATCAATTTGTTGTCACCAACGGTGATACTACATACTTTCAGAGTTACGATACCATCGTAGCTAAGATCGAAGATAAGGTGAATGGTAGGGATATAACGATAGACACTAGTATCTATGATCCTAAATTAGGAGGCTCTAAAACTACCGCTAAGTATCTCGCAAGGTTCTTGTCAGAGAATAAAAAAGATACTCTTGACAAAATAAACAAAGGGTTGTACCGTATAACTAACTTGAATGAAGGATAAAACAATGTTAAAAAGAGAATATGATTTAATTGTTGCACATTATGAAGATCTAGGTTATGATCTAGAGAGTGCGGAACAGTTAGCAGAACTAGAAGTATTAGAAACTCAGAACGAAGGATATTAAAAATGAGCATGGACCCACAGACACTAGGCTATCTTGAGGATAGCTATAACGATATGCTAGATGAATTTTATAATCGTCTAGCAGAACGTACAAAAGAAATGATTAGGGTAGAAAACTCTGAAAATGAGGATGATAAAATAAAGTTTATCATTCACAATCTTAAACAAGCAGAAGCTCAATCAGGTTTTAACTATGATGAGGATTTATCTGCTTCATATGAGGATGGACTTGAGATATTTGATCAAGTCTATCAGAAGAATATTAAGGAGTATTAAAATGAGCATGGAAAACATTATCAGAATATACAAGATGGCTACGCCAGAAGAGAAACGTGATGGTATAGTCTGGTATGTAAATGCCTTTGCAGACTGTAAGCGCATCGCACTAGACTTACACGTACCCATACACGTAGTGGTTGGCGTGGTTGCAGCCCTATCTCCTAACAACAAATGGGATAGGAATATAGTCAATGCAAAGGATTTAATAGAAGGATATCTCAATGGTGAGCACGTTGAAAGTATCAAGGTGAGCACTTACCACGCCATGAAACATAAGGCATGGTCTATCCTAGATGCAATGCCTGATGAAGATGGCGTTAGCTTGATACTGAATGGTCAGAAAATTACATCCTTCTACCGCAACATCATGGGACATGATACCTGCACCGTAGATGGTCATGCTAGAAACATCTATCATGGTGAGAGACAGGGACTAACCGATGACAAGACTAACGTAGGCAAGAGGGAATACTTTGAGATATCCCAGGCATACGTTAAGGCTGGTAAGAGAGTGAGGGTAAATGGCAGATCACTGAAAGCATTTGAGATACAGGCTATCACATGGGTAGTCTGGCGTAGGATACATAACATAACTTGACAATAAATTAAAACTAGAGTAGTATATAATCATCAACCAAAGGAGAAGTACCATGCAGAAATTAAATGTATTCGGAATGGAGTTCATCTATCGCACTCGTCAGTTCAAAAGTGTTTGGGCTGTAGATCGTTTGGATAAATCCACTCGCTTCCAGTTAGGTAAGCTCGTTATCTATAAGATGGATAAGGGTACGTTCTGGAATATTAAATCTATTGTTGACCGCAAGGGTATGGTCACTGTAGCATAGTCTGATTAGGGTTAGGCATAGTCTATCAAAGCTATGCCTAGCTACCTAATGAGATTACACAACGGAGAAATAAAATGTTAGTTAAATTAACAGGTAAAACTAATCACGGTAAGAATAGAGTGAGAGAGAATGGAAACAAGTGGGAAGTAATGGATCATGCTTCTGAATTACAACCCCAAAAATTATTTGTTAGGTCAACTCTAACTTGGGATGCACGTTGGGTTGATCCTATATTTGATAAAGATTTTGAAGTGGAGATTAATAATGAAAGTAACACCAGTAAGTAAAACACCTACGAGATATAATAAAACTCGTAACCCTTTTGCTCTTCAAGCTAAGAAACGTAAGGCTGGTATAGAGAAAGCTAAGAAGGGTAAGGGTTCATTTGTACGTAAAGAAAAGCACTTGGTTTCAATAGAAGTATAGGTGATGTAATGTCTGCAATTAGATTAATGTCTCTAGCTACAGGATGTATGTGTATCCTGATGTTTATTATTATGGTAACATTTTTAATAGTTGTTATTGGTAAGAGTGTAAATGAATTGTATCTTATATGTATGCTGGGCTGTGTACCTATAGGGATTGGATGTATTATCGCAGCCTATATGGAAGGGAACTACTGATGGATGATGAGTATAAAAGAGATAAGTTTTTAGCGAGAGTACAAGATGTTTTAGCAGGGGTCTTGATCTTTGCTATGATCTTTGGTATTATGATAGTGTGGTAAAACCTTAAATGAAATGCGAGAGAAGGTGCATACGGAGAGGTATGACCAAGGAAGAATACATTAGTAGGAAGGATGAACTAGGACAAGCACATTGCATGGGAT